GTCGCGACAAACACAGGTTCGGGTGTCCTACAACACGCCTACGTCCTGCAGTAAACTACTGCAACTTTACTTTCGCAGCCGCGGTTTTTAAGCCGCCACACCGTAGCCCGACGTCGGGGCGTACTCATGCATCCTCCCAGGGTCCCATATTGCGAGCCGAAGCTCGGAATCCCTTTTTCTTATAAGCTTATTGCGGAGGGTTCCAACCTCCATGACGCAGGGTAACTCCTTTCGGGAGCCCCATGTCACAACAGTCCTTACAATCAAGGCGGAGTCTTTCCGCACAGACCACATTTCCGCTCGCCGGACTACGTCCAATTTACTTTGTCTTCTTGACGTCTATCAGAATCGCCCCGTCATCGTGCTCAGCGTAAGGCGGGAGGACATCTTCAATCTCAATCATGAGAGGAAAAGACTCCTTCCTAACAACGCGAGGAACGATAAACGGTCTGCGAGTTTCAGCCCAAGTCGGCCTAGTAACGCGACAACCCTCCCCGAAACCACTCAGGTAAGGAGAAAAGTCGGGCGAAACAGGCCTTATCAAAGACATCTTCAGCTTAAACTCAAGGTCAGACCGTTTCTGACGGGAGGCGAATTCCACGCCCCACTTCCACGCCGCAAGCTCCATTGCACTAACTTTCCTATCGTCTTTACTAATCGTATCCGGGTCAACAAATGTGCAGCCATCTCGAGGGACGACTACGTTGTGATCGGGACCTAGACTAGGTAAGACCTCAGAAGGTCGATCCAAGCGGAGGTTCCACTTACGCGTCAAACGCCACGCGAGGTCACCACGGAAACCCAATTCCAGGGTACTGACCCGATAAGCCTTAAGAGAGGGCAAATGCCATCGAAAGAACTCAAAGCCAGCACGAAACCTGTGAGATCCGTGGATTCCCCGAAGGAAATCATCGTAAGTCTTGCAGAGTGAAGTGATGTCATCACATTCCTTAAGCATGCCGAACCGAAGCGTTTGGCGAACTTTATACTTTCCCTTTTCGCGAACTACTAAGGTAGAATTTAAAGAGCCGAATTCGGCCGACACACTCGTTTTTGTCCGCTCGACCTCCAACCCCAAAGAGGACACCGTTTCCATCCAAAGCTGAGAGAACTCAGGTTTCGAACGGAAAAGGATGTCATCGCCGTTGATCTTACAAGGGAGACCGCGCCCTCCGGCCCACAAAAATGCCATTCTATTCTGAATGCACAAAAGTGGAAAGGAAAGGTACGATCCCATCATTTGACCAACGCGGGGAAAGAAGTCGATAGCGTTTTCAAGGTTATACAAGTTAGGCCGCAATATGTCCAACGCGCCCTTCATGACCGACTGCGGTACAGAAACCGTAGAAGTCAGAATAGTGGCAAGGATCATTTCCGCAACCTCAATACTGAGGTTGTCGGTAGCGGACTTGTAATCACCAGAGGTGAGGACCTCCCCTTCAACATACCTAAAATCAGCCAATCCGTCGGTGGTAACATCGCCCCGATTAAGCCAAGTTTCCCCAGACAATCTGTCGTAGACAGCCTTATGAAGAGGCCGTAGACAGAGAACGTCAGAAGAAAACTTGCTTAAAGCGCGGGGCTTACCAGCCGATTGGACGACAATCATCTTCGCCCGGCAATCAAGGTCAAACTCGACGTCTTCAAGACAAGCTTGAAGAAAAGAGAAATGATCCATGCCGGAACCCAATGAGCCGCCCTCGGAACGGGGACTCTCGGTACAGGAGGAAAGGGGAGGAGAAGTGGTGACGACGTGGTCCTCATAGAGGCCCCGGTCCCAGCCCAACGGGAAGATCTTACGAACTTCCTGCTGGACGAACCGGAGGTAGCCTCGAGGGAGTGACCGTGGGGGCCGAGAAAGAGTCTTCTTTAGGTCAGACAACATCGTGGCCTCCATACACCGACATGAGTCGGGAAGGAGCTTCTTGATGGATTGCCAGGCCATAATTTGACTCTGGTCCTCTGCGGGGCAATTCCCAAGGAGAGACTTAACCTTACGAGCAAACTCCGAACAAGTCGGAGAAAAGCTAAGGTCATAGTCGTGTTGAGGTTGTTGGAAAATGCGCTCCCACGTCGTGATGGCTCGCTGGACCACTTTCGTGGTACGAGACTGATAGACGCGGCATTGCCGCGCAGCGGGCTGTTCGTTATTCAAAGGCATGTAAAACTGTTCGCAGTGTTGCCCAGGAATTAACAGCTCAAGATCCTTAACAAGGG